CTACATGTGTATTGGATATTAGATGAAGAACTACCACCCGAGCAGTGGAAACCTCTAGCTGAGGCAATGAAACAAGCTGCGATACAAAAAGAATTTAAGATAGACGCTGGTCTTACAGCAAATAGTGCATTGGTATTAAGACCTGTGGGCACTCACAATCCAAAGAATGGTAACGAAGTTAAAGTATTAGTAGAGTCTGAGCCAACAAGTGTTGAAACTCTAACTAAATGTTTGTCGTATTACTATTACCCGGCAGCCGCAAACGAAAGTCAGACACAGGACAACTCGTTGTTAGATAACTTGGCTACTAAAAATGAGTACCAACCAGCAGTGGGTTCTATTGTAGCTAAGAAATGTAAGCAGATAGAGTGGGCTATAGACAATCAGGATAAGGTAGATGAGCCTCTTTGGTATGGCTTGATAGGGGTAGCAGCTTTTTGCCAAGACCCTGAAACAACAGCTATAGAATGGTCTAAAGGGCATTCAGGATATAGCGAGAGGTCTACATTACAGAAGTTAAACCAATGGAAAGAGTCCGCATCAGGTCCAACTACATGTAGTAAGTTTGAATCTAGTAGGCCTACAGGGTGTAAAGGGTGTAAGTATAGGGGTAAGATAGGCTCACCAGCTAGACTTGGTGTGCAATACCAAGAGTCTCCTATAATAAACGAGGCTCCTGATAAGGTAGCTAATTCTGTACCTATGCCTAAACCATTTAAAAGAACTAAAGATGGTATCAAAGTAACAATTGATGATACCGATATTGATATATGTAAGTTTGATATATACCCAGTGGGGTATGGGTTTGATGAGTCATTAGGGTATGAAACAGTTAGGTTTCATTGGAACAGACCACATATGGGGTGGCAAGAACTATGTCTAAGACAAGCACATTTAACTGATGGTAACAGGGAATTCCCTACTGCCATAGCAGATCAAGGTATTGTACTTTACAATAAGAAACAAACGGAGTATTTTCAACTTATGCTAAGAACTTACATGGAAGAGTTAAAACAGATTAGAACTATGACTAACCTTTATGCAACTATGGGTTGGAAAGAAGATAATACATCTTTCTTATTAGGTAATACATTAATTAAACGTAAACCTGATGGCTCTGTAATAGAGGAAAACATAAGTCTAGCATCTGTAATACAAAGACAAGGTGGAGATTTATATAGTACTAAAGGCTCTTTAGAACAATGGGTAAACCTCACATCAATTATGGAGAAAGCACATTTAAAATCTCACATGTTTGCATTAGGTGTAGGATTCTCAGCCCCACTATATAATTTTACAGGGTTAAAAGGATTGACAATATCTTTGTATGGACCAACAGGTGGTGGTAAAACACTAGCACAATATTGGGCACAGTCTATATATGGTGATCCTGAGAAGTTACACTTTGCTGCTAAGTATACTCAGATGGCTTTGTTCTCACGTCTCGGTACGTATGGTAACTTACCACTAACAATAGATGAAGTAACCATGATGAGTGATAAAGAGGTAGGAGACTTTTGTTATTGGGTATCACAAGGGCGTGATAAAGCAAGACTTAATAGGAATGCTGAAGAAAGAGATGCTAAGAAGTGGGCAACACCAGTACTAGTATCTACCAACAAATCCCTACAAAGTAAACTTATAGCATCTGGTCTTGATACTGATGCACAGATGGCAAGGTTACTAGAACTTACTGTACCACAGGCTGATGTATTTATAAGAAACAGTGACGTTGGTAAGAAGATTTATCAAGCTATACATACTAACTATGGTTATGCTGGTAAACAATTTGTAAAGAATTTAGTAGAGATGGGGCAAGAAGGTATACAGTCAGCTATAGCTGAGGCATCAGATAATTTTAATAAAAAATATAGATGTAGTTTTGGCGGTCAAGAAAGGTATTGGGAGCAATCTATTATCCTTGCTGACTTATCTATGAGTCTTGCAAAAGATTGGGGCTTAATAGAATACGATTATGAACAGTCTACTGAGTGGGTGTTAGCACAGATAGGTGCAATACGTAGGTCAGTACAAGAGAATCAAGTAGATGCATTTGATCTTGTTGCAGAGTACATGGCAGATGCAGCAGATACATCAGTTACAATCATGCATACAACAGGGCAGAAAGCACAACCTGATTTCTCTAGAATACCAAGAGGTGATATAAGAATAAGGCTTGATGTATTTAGAAGGTCAGCAGCAGATGCATTTGATAAAGGAACTATGATGATTGATAGGACTCACTTTAGAAAATGGTTATCTATGCGTGGTGCTGACTATAAGACATTCAAACAAGAACTTATTGCAGAGAATGCTATTGCTACACCTAAGTCAGAGAAAGCGTCACTAGGTAAAGATACTCCTGTGAAACTAGCACAGACTTATGTAATAGGATTTAATTTAACACACCCAAGATTCCAGAGTTTACTTGACAATGCAGATGTAGAGGCAGATGATTTATCATATGGTCAACTACAAGCATTAAATAATGAATAATGAAATAATCCTTATAGGTTTTATCCTGTCACTGGTACTATTATTTCCACACAGGATAAAAACTTTCTTCTTAAAACCCACACTTTCTATAGTGGAGTTCATTTTAGTTGTACTTATTTTACTTTACATAACAAGTATTTAGTGTTAAGTATTAAGTATTATGTGTAACAACATACCATATACTTCTAAAGAGATGGAGTTTATTCATGCCATCTTTATCATAGATCCCAATGCAAAATTTAAAGTTGTTTCTAGGTTAGAGACTAGAGATGACTACAAATATGGAGCTATAGAATGGGAAGATGGGTACATGCCTATACCATATGAACATGTAGCTGAAGTTATAAATGAAAATATAAGGGCTAAATAACCAAGGAGAGGACATGCCAAGCACTAATAGGTCTAGCATATCGCTGGCCACAGCACACGATATAGTAAGAGCCTGGAACTTACCAGGAATGAAAAAGCAAAAAGATGTTTTTGAATACTTAGGGCTATCTACAGATTCAGGAACAATGTCTTTTTATAGACAGCAAGCAGAAGAATTAACAGGCATTAAGCTAATGCCACATAACAACAATCGTAATGTAGTTGTAAGAAGTGAACGTCTTAACTTACCACCACTAACTAATCGTGTAGAGATAACTGACCATGCATACTCAATGCTGGTATTTTCTGATGCACATTTTGAAGGACATGAAACAGTATCTTTTAAAATTATGTGTGAAGTATTAAAAGATTTAGTTAAAACAAGACAACTTAAATGTGTTGTAGCTAATGGTGATATCATGGATTTATCTATCCTATCTTCATTTGCAAAGTTTCATACAGAGATAAGGCCAAAAGAAAGAACAGTGCAAAAAGAGATATATGATTCACAAGCTCAAATAAACAAACTTCAAAAGATAATAGATAAAGCTAAATACCCTATTAAGCAATTAGCAACATTCGGTAATCATGAAACTAGATTATCTAAAGTAGCTATGTCTTGGGGTAGAGCCTTTGAAGATTTAGAAGCTTTTAAGATACAAACTTTATTTCCTGATTGGGATTGGGCTATGTCTCATTTAGTAGATGATACAGTTTTAATTAAACATAGGATGAGAGGTGGTGTCCATACTGCATATCAAAACTCTATGAGGTCAGGTATACATATTGTAACAGGGCATACACACCAACTGAACTTTAGAACATTTAACACATATTCCACAACATCAATGTCTATACAGACAGGACACTTATCAGAACAATACCATCCTTACCTTGAAGATAATGTAGCTAATGATTGGAACAATGGGTTTGCTGTAATAACTGTTGACCCACAAGAGAAAACAGTTCATCCTGAACTAGTACAAGTAAGCAATCTCCATCGTTCAGCATTCTTTAGAGGTAAAAAATACACAGTATGAAAAGGGTTAGGATAGAAAATACAAAACAAATCAAAGAGAAATACCCTATAGTTATCATAGATTGGGAAGATCATACTGCTGACTCTGGATGGGTAGATGATGTAGATGTTATTGAGCCAGCATACTGTCGTAGTATAGGGTGGCTTATCAAAGAAACTAAATCAGAATATAAAGTAGCTGACTGTGTTACTGCTGATTCAGGTCAAGGTGGTATTCAATGTATCTTAAAAAGAACAGTATTAGATATGTGGTATGTTGATATGCTAGATGAGGACTAGTAATCATTAATTGCACTTTCATATGCATCTAATAAAAACTCTGTCTCAGGCCTAATATTTTTAGGGGCAAACTTTTTATATCTTTCAACAGCAGGCATTGACCAAGCTTTGTGTGCTCTTCGTGCTGAAGGTAGCCAATTTCTAAACTCAAATTCAGTACCTCTAAACTCTCTATTGTGTTCTTTAATTTCTTTTTCAATATACCTCATAGTCTTTTTATCTTTATTTATCTTAGCTTTCACCCAAGCATCTGTATAAGATTTCTTAATTTATT